CCGCTCTGACAACAGCACCGCCAAGATTTTGAAAAGACCAAGTAAAATAATTATTACCGCCTGAGCCTGCCTTTGCCCATACAGATAAAACCATAGAGTCAGAACCAAAAGTTATAGAACTGGTTGCGCTAAAATTAACACTACCACTAGCACCATTATGAGTAATTCTAAATGCTTCAATTTCCCCATTAGGCGCAATGGAATCATTAAATGTTTTAGTTGCACTATTTCCAAAAGCTAATGCAGATGTTGGTTGTGAATACAGAAAGCTATTCGTTGCACTCGGCTCCACCAGAATCATCGGCACTCCATCAACGTGGTCAACGCGCACCGTGTCAGGACTAGCCACCTGAATTATCCCTGAGCTGTCTGTGTAGGTCGCGGTTCCTGCGCGGGTCGCTGTGATAACATTAAGCGTATCCGGCTTAGAGGGGTCGAGGTCTAGCGTTGGGTTCTCTAGGGTTCCAATCATGGAATCCCGAGCGTCAAAAAGAAGGTAGGGGTCCAGCTCGTTGGGGTGAAACTCATTCAAGTTACTTAACCTTTGCGTAAGAGGCCTGGTTAACGGAAGCGTAACACTCCTGTTGATGGCAGGTCTACTTAGCCAAGGCTTCAAGCTGTCCTTCTTCTTTGACATATACTAGAGATAGATTGGTTTGATAACAACCTTCACACTGAAGGAGCTACCGGCACCTGTAACATTTGCGCGGATGTCTGACAAGGGAGTAGTGAACAATCCACCACCGTTACCAGTGAGAGTTGTGTCGTCACCTAAGGCCACCCAAGTGGTCCCGATCTTTTGCTCAAGGCTGACGGTTGCTCCGTCGAATGTCCCGGCTACAAAGAATCCACTAGGTGTCCCGGTCCCTGTGTTGACGGCGGGTGTGGTTGATGAATCAAAGGCACCAGCACCACCACTTAGGTCGGCATTGGTGAGTGTTATGTCTGTGCTAAAGTTTGGCATATCGTTTTGTTAGTAGTTAGAGGTGTTAACGCCAGTGCTAGATCCGGCTCCTAAGCCACCCATGGTTGGTCTACGTAACACAAGGGATGCAGCACCGCGCTTCTTCTTCTGGGCTGGGCCAGCTTGCTCAGATTGTTTGACTGTTTCAGCAACTGCTGTTGGGGGTGGTGGAGATGCGGGAGGCTCCGGGGGCTTGGGGGTCTTGACAGACATGCACATGGGTTATTCGGGGGTAAGGAATTCGTTAGCTAACTGGTCTTCGTGAAGGGTCTTTAGAAAGTTAACAAGTTCTCGCTTCCCCATATAAAAATCAATCTCCCGAAGCGAATCGCTAGGGGAGAAATCTTTGCTTGGCACGCGTTCGTCCAAGAACTTTATAAGGTCATCTGGGATGTTAGGAATGTAATCACTCATGTTGGACTTTCCTATTATGGTCCTTATTTGTAATACAACTTCGTTCAAGGTGAGCCAAAGCCCTCCAAGCAACAGCCGCCCACTCCCCTTCAAGCATGTGTCGGAGCATGGCATCAAGCTCATCCTTGGACTTACTCATGTCCCACCATATCTCATCTTCGGGGTGGTGTTGGATGTTACCCTTGTAGCTTTGCTTGGCTACTTCCACCAAGGCATGGGGAAAATAACACATCAAACCACGATACAATGGGATCTGTTTGCGCTCCTCGGCGGTGCCTTCGATTGTTATTGTGTTGGGGTCCATAGCTTTATCTCCTTTGTTTCGTTGTTGTAGTATCCATCCCTAAGGATGAAGGCCATCCGGGCGTTGAGTAGGGCATCCTCCTCGGTCATCCCAGCTTTCTCGTAGGTGTTAACAACAGTCTGCCACTCGGCACCATCCTTGTTAAGGATCTTTTCGGCTGTCTTAAGGCCCACCCGTGGGACACCAAAGTAACCATCGGTTGCGTCACCAGCTAAGGTCTGCACGAGGTGTTGGAAGTCGGCCTCCTCTTTTGTTATCTTGCGTAGGTCATCCTTAAGGAAGTTATACCAAGTGCAAGGAACAGTCGCGAAGTCTTTGTCTCCACTAACAATAACCGAACCATCGGGGTCACGGCTACCAATGATACCTAGAACATCGTCGGCTTCCAAGCGGTCCACCCGGAGAGACTTCCACTCATCACAGGCCCACTCACGAAGGGCATTGATGCCTAAGGGTGATCGCTTGTCCCGGCGGTGTGCTTTATACTGTAGGTTTATCTCATGGCGAAACGTGTAGCGGTCCGAGAACACCATTGTTATCTCATCACCGTCGTCTTCGTATGCGTCAAGGATCTCACAGATACAATCAGTCACCATGATGTAAGAATCCTTGAGGTCACTGAAGTCAGAGTGGACTGTGAAGATGTCATCGTCCCATCGGATCTCCTTCTCGGCTGCAAAGGCAGCACGGTAAAGAAGCATGTCTCCGTCTATGTATATTTTCTTACTCATCGTATTGGTGTGCAAGTAAGGATTCCGCTGCCATAGCTCCAGCCTTGTAGTTTTTATACTCTAACGGTTCAATCTGCTCCACGTAAGGGTTGTCGTTCCAATCAGATGTTTCTCTATGCACCAACACGTTTCGGAATCCATCCCACCAAACGGGATAGTCACCCGAAGAGAGTTCAACGGTGGCTTGCTTTAGTTTCTTTTTCCATTTTTTCATAGATCTTTAGTGTGTGTCTTTCCAGGTTTTACCAATGCTATACTCACCGTCGAGTGGGCATCGGAAGCTTAACAACTTACCAGCCTTTGCTAGTGAGTCACAGAATAGTTGACCGAGTTCCTCCGCGTGTTCCTCAAGGCAACTGAACTGGACCTCATCGTGGATGTTACCGTGGAGTTCGTAGGGGTGAGAGGCCGCCTCGTTAAATACAATGAGTGCCTTCTTCATCAGAACAGCGCCACTAGATTGTAATAACAAATTGAGAGCAGAGTGTGCCGAGCGAACCGGGAGTCGTCTTCCGTCAATCCCACCTAGCCACTGCTTACCTTTGAGAGATTGCTCGATGTCTTTATGTAGCCGTTTAATGGATGGAGTCTTACGCATGAACTCTTCCTTGATCCGCTTACCTTCTCGTCTTCCTCCTCCAACAATTTTACCTATGAGACCGTCACCTCCTCCGTAAAGGAATGCGTAGATAAATTTTTTCGAACTCGATCTGTCAGGCAAGCCAGCCGCCTGTTGATTAACTGTATGGATGTCCCCTTCAATGATTGTGTTTGCATACGATCCTTTGTCATACGGATAGAGGTAATGGGCAAGGCACCTGAGTTCTAAGCCACTGGCATCCGCACCTACTAACACTTTACCATCCGGTGCTGTAAACAGGTCACGACACTGGGAACCATAGACTGCTCTCGACGCTGGCACTTGGGCTACGTTAGGTTTGCTGTGAGTGCATCGTCCGGTAACTGCTCCGTTTGTATTGACCTCACCGTGGATGCGTCCGTCCTTGACTAATGTTAACCAACCTTGGCGACCTTCGGCTACTTGTCCTAGTCGTTTGCTAATAAGGAGATACTCCAATAACAACTTAGCCTCTGGTTTATCTATCTCCTTAAGGACTGCCTCATCAATCTTAGGGCGCTTCCCTTCGTAAGCCTCTGGCTCCCACCCCATCTTCATCAAGCGTTCTGCTATCTGATCCCGGCTGTTAGGGTTGAACGGAATGGTCTTGGTTTTGTTACCGGTCTTTACCGCCTTGTCTGCAAGAACTTGTTTCAACTTATTCTCCTTGAGGACTAGCTTGAGTCCACCCTTGGTGGCAGCCGTGTAAGTCTTACCGTCCACCTCAACTTGCCAACCCTTCGGTGTCTTCATCTCCTCGGTGGTTGACGGGAACATGTCTTGTAGTTCGTCCCGGAGTTCAGCCCGACGTGCCATAAGTTCTTCGGCAAGCTCGTTAGCTTTCTTGATGTCGAAGGGCCATCCGTTAATCTCCTGTTGTGTCATCAACTCGGCGAAGTCATGCTCAAGAAATAACATCTCTGCTGATGGCTTACCGGACATGAAGTGAAGGAACAGATCCACCACCACATTAACATCCTGCTCACAGTAGTCTTGCATCTCTTGGCTCCACTTAGTCCAGTCTTCGGAGGCACCGTGGTCGTCCTTTTCGTTACCCAAGCGGAGACCCCATGCCTTCAAGCTGTGGCGTCCACGTAGGTTCTTGGGAAACTCTTCGCCACGTCTACAGTCTTCCGTAAAGAGATCCGGGTGGATGACTTGGGACATGACCTTGGTGTCCACGACACGTGCTGTTATCTCATAGCCTAGCTTGCGGAGTGCCGGTGCATCAAAGTTGATTGCGTTGTGACCACAGATGTTATGGCTTGCGTTCAACATGGCCACACCTTCATCTAGGTTGTTAGCGTTAGAACTAAACGAGTGCATCTGGGATGCGTCCGGGTCGTAGATGGAGATACAGTGAAGATCTTTTAACCCAGCGAGTGTAGGCCAGAAGTCGATAGCGTTGGTCTCTATGTCGAAGTAGAGCATCTTATGTTTTTTCATTATACTAGTTTGTTTATTAAAGTTAGAAATGCTTTTTCGGCTGTTGCTGGAACTACTCCGTTACCAAGGAGCCTAAGTCTGTCCACCCGACTGGCAGCCCCATCAGTTGTTCTACCCAGTTTGGGTTGAGTGCGTGGTTCTTCAAAGACTTGTTGGGGTTCTCCAGGGCGTGAAGGCCAGACCATTGTTTCACTTGACTCCCGAGTCTCGGAAACTTTTTCCCGTTGCTCACTTGATAACCCACTTGGTTCGCTGCTTCCGGTGTAGCCCAAGATAAACACCCGCTTTCTTTGGTGTGATGCGCCGACTTCAGCCGCTGAGAATACTCCTGCCGTTGCTCGGTAACCCAAGAATTCCAGCATTTCAAGGACATGCCTAAGAACTGAGGTTCCGGCAGCCGTCTTACTGGTGATAATCCCTTCGACGTTTTCCAAGAAAACAAGTCTAGGTCTGCACTCTGCGATTCCATCTCGGATGTAGGGGAACAGATGTCGTGAGTCTTCAACGCCTTCACGCTTTCCTGCAGTACTGAAGGGTTGGCACGGGAAGCCGCCAGATAAGATGTCCACGAGTCCACGAAACTCCCGGTATGGGAAGGTCTTAACGTCCGTGAACACAGGGGCTTCATCCAGTTCACCCGTTTCCATCTTAGCGACCAAGTTTGCCACCGCGAATCCTTCCCTCTCCACGTAAGCGATCTCTCGCAAGTTTGGGAAAATTCTTCTGAGTCCAAGCCCAATTCCTTCGTATCCGCTACAAAGCGATAGGTGTGTAATTGTTTTGGAAGTAATATCATCGTCATGTTTTTTCATTAGTTGTTGTTAAGGTTGGGTGCCGGTCTGTTCCCGGCTGTCATAGTTAGTTTTACTTCGTCTAAAAGAAGAGGGAGTAAGGATACCTAGCCATTAAAGTCTTCAAAAGTATACTCACTCATGCGTCCGGTAACAGGATTAAATGCAAGGTTAGTTGCCACTCCGGTGTCACCTGAGAATCTATTCTTTAACACACGAACCGTCGTAACATGCTTATGCTCAGGGTCTTGCTGGTTTCGCTCCAAGCCGATCACCATGTCAGATAGCTGTGCAATCGCAGCGGAACCACGCAGGTGAGCAAGAGAAGTTTTGTTACCCTCTTCGTGACCTCGGCCTTCCGATGGACGCTTAAGGTGGGACACCAGGATCAACGCGATGCCGCACTCTTCAACCAAAGCACGTAGCTTGGTCATAACATTATCAATCATCCGGCGTTCGTCTCCGTCTTGCATGCCGCTAACAACAATAGAGATGTGATCAAGAATAACATACTCGACATCCATTGCCTTCGCCATGTGCATCACGTGAGATAACAACCGCTCGGCATCAAGGCTTCCCCAGTGATCGTAAAGCCACATGCGACCCGACCCGACCGTGTTGATGTAAGCTTCGTCGAAGTTTGTGTCAGCATAGTTCACTTCGGGATCAAGGTGCAGAAGCTTACCCATCTCAAGACCAACAATACCAAGTGCTGTGCGCTCAATGGATTCCTCCAATGCTATGTAACCTACGCTGTGGTCCGTGGTGGTCAGGATGTGATGAGCAATGATGCGACACACCTGTGACTTACCGATGCCCGACCCCGCACAGAAGGTAACAATCTCTCCCTTACGTATGCCACGTGTAAGATTATTTAAGTCGGACCAAGGATACGGAATGCTTGCAGTGTTCTTTGGGTTTGTTAACCGGTCGTGGATGTCCTTGCCGGATATGATAGCGTCCGGTCTCCATGCGTTGGCTTGGAAGATAGCGTGAATAACATCCCGGCTTCGCTTGTTAATGAGGCATTCGTTAGCATCCTTTAAGGGCAACCGGGCGACCTTAGCTTTCCCGCTTGGTAGTATACCGACTACATCCTCTACTGCTTTCCGTCCCGGCTCGTCCTCATCAAACATCAGGATCACCTCGTCCCATTTATCAAGCCACTTAAGGTTCTGCTTGAATACCTTAGCAGCACTGGCTGCACCTGTAGGTAACGAGACCGTAGCGTATTTGTTATCTTGCATTTGGCTGACGCTCAAGGCATCGACCTCCCCCTCGGTAACAACAAGCTTCATTCCCCCCATAGGGTGTAGGTGTTGACCATAGAAGCGATCCGAAATGTCACCAAGGATCATAAATTGTTTGCCTTCGAAGCGTAGCTTCTGGCCTTGCAGCTTCCGGTCGTCGTCGTAGTAGTCAGCGATGTGACAGGCACGTCCGTTGTAGTCTCCGATGCGATACCGCATGTGTTTACAGGTGTCGAGTGTGATGTGACGCGCTGGTATGTCACTGTATCTTCCGGTCAAGAACTTGTCCGAGTCGGAGTGAAGCGGTTTTGTTATTTTCATAGTAGTGGGTGGAGGTGTTGTTGGTGTGGCCTCGGCACGGTCATAGGTATTGCACGAATGGCAAAAGGTAGAACCGTCTTCGTTAACACACAACGCATCCGATGCACCGCACTTATCGCACGGCTGGTGGGTTGCAATATACATCTTGTCTTTTGTTATTTTACATTAGTCGAACCACGACCGAGGAATAGACTTCTCGCACCACATGATGCCGTGCTTGTCACACCAGTCTCCATAGGTTGTCTTGCTCCTTTTGTTGAGTGTGTTACTCGCTCGCATAAAGACGAAACGTATGTCGAGGTCCGGGTGTTGCTTCTGAATTAACAAATGCTTTGCCCGGTCGGACGACATGAAGCGACCTTTAGCCTCAAGGATAACACCATTATCAAGGACGAAATCCGGAGTGTAGTGGTGGTTCTTAACA